CAGCGCCAGACTCTACAAGCGCTGATTGTTTTGCCGTGAGCTTCCCATCCGGCGATTTCACTTCCAGCGCTGTCCATCTCCCCTCGTGCCACACAAACAGGTCAGGCGTTCCCGGCGTGTTTGCTGTGCGTTCCCGGTTGCTTGTCACGCACACCAGGCAACCCGCCTTGCGCAGTGCGCCAACAATCCGGCGCTGGATTTCGCGTTCGGTCATACCCCTCATTCTTCTTCAGGCGGCGGCGGCTCTTCAGGGTCTGGCGCAGGTGCCGGCTCTGCGCCAATCGTCGTGGAAGCAATCGAGAACTTATCTTCAACCGCCTCGACAACCACCACACCGTCAGCCGGCGAACCAAGCCGAATTGAAGTGACGCGGAAAATTGCGTTCACGTCGTAACCAGCCCAAACGAATCGAAACACGCTACCCGGACGCAAATTTGCCGCCTTCCGTGTCGCTGCCACACGTAACCGACGCAATGGATACGAGTAGCCCAATGCTTCACGCTCGGCAATGCGTTGCGCAACGCCGGGATCACGCACCATCGGGAAGTCCAACTCCACTGAAGAAGAATATCCCTGGATTGCCCGTACCGCCGGGTTGCGGAAGGTCGCGACAGAGTCTTTGTATTGCTTGGTACGGTCGGCAAATTTGATGCGCACCACGTCACGCAGGACACCGCTTACGTCTGTGCCAAATTCTTGGACTTCAATGATATTCGTTTCATCCAGAATTAGCAGTTGATTTGGGTTGTAATCGTTTCGAATCAGCCTCACCGTCCATTTGCCGTTTGTCGGCTCGCGATACAGCACGCCGTCAACGTGGCGCAAAATCATATCAGCAAAGCGCGGAAACTGCATTGACTCCTGCAGGATGTATGACGCGCCCAACCCTTCAGCCGCTACCTGGTTGGCAGCCGATTGGAATGAAGCATCATCAATACCCTCAAAGGCGTCTGCTGGATCAACGCCGCACCCCCAGACGTTATTTGTTAGTGCTTCGTACAGCATCCAGATAGGATTGGCGTCACCGCTAATTGCGCCACTTGAAGAACTGGGTTTATCAAACCAAAACTGTCTGATCCGCGCCGTAAAATTCCCTTGCGGAACGTTCGTCATGTCGCTAATTATGATTTTGATTCCTTGTATCCTGTTCAAATATCTCGCTCGGTTGTCAATCTCTTGCTGTGTTGCCAGCGGTCCAGTATAAGGGTTTCCTTTACGCCAAGGCCATTGCGTAGTTAACGGAATGGTGATCTCGCTCCAATTATTCGGCGTCAAAAGTTCGTTTGGGATAGTGCAAAACAGGCTGCCAGCGCCGGAAGCAAGTTGCATCCAGACACGCCCAGAGTGTGGCGGCAGATAGTTCACCCAAAAGTCAAAAGTGATTGTATCTGGGCGGGTAGGTAACCCAACGTACGGCGAGTTAGGGAAAAACGTGCTGAACCCGTGCTCGGCTGTCGCGTCGCCAATTCTCCTGGTCGCCTGAAAATATTTATCGACATTATTCCATCCGTCGGTCTGAGAGAACTGATTACCGCGTGCACCCCAACCGTCACTGGTAAACCACTCCGGTGGTGCCGCGCCCGTTTGCGTCGTAGATGGGAGCAGTGTCCCAATTGATAGGCCGGATGGCGGTGTAATTGCACTCGGAAAGCGTTCCAACTCAAATTCCACTTTCGGCAAGCTTGGCGAGTTTCCAATAAAACCCTTCCAGTTGCTGTTTGGTGTCCACGTTGCTGGTCCACGTGACACCAGATAAGCAACGCGCCGATGGTCGGGATAATCCGGCACCCGTGACGCCAGATAAGGGTCTGCACCAACTGTCCCGTCGCCCTGGTAGTATTTCAAATCCCAGACGATACCCCCCCCAGCCTGACCAAACAGGTCTGGCAGATTGAGAAAAAGTTCCTGCCCGTGCGTTAGAGCACCCGTCCAAATAACTTTCTCGTTGACGATGATGGACTTCAGTACTGGCGCACCATGCGATAATGCCCAGGCGATCCCAACGAAGTAGCGCCAAATGTTGTTCCGACGTACTTCACGTTGGTCACCCCACCAGATAATGTTTGGCGCGCGCTGAAGGTCTGTACCCCATACGACCGGAATTGACCGCCCTTCTGTCGCCGTTGGAATATTCCAGTCCTTGTCTGGGCGGTCGCTAGTTTTAGGTCGTAGCAGCGCCGAAATCACGTTCAGCGCAAGCGATGCGATGGCAATGACGATAGCAATGAGCGGGAATGGCATCAGATTATTCCTCCCCGTTGTGGATCACGCGGTGGAATACGGAACCCGCCCCACGCCAACCCGCCATTTGTTTCGCTGCCGAATCGTCCTTGACAGGTCGCAAACGCCCCGTCACAACCAGCGACAGCCGTCACAGCATTCCCTACGGCGATGCCTAAATCTGAACGAGTGCGCACCGTGCCCGGCCCCGGCAGGTACTGGTCAATCGTGTCACTACGCCCGTCGGCGGTAATCAAATGCCCATTGACAAAATACCCAGCCGGCTTGCCCGCCCACTCCGTCGCCGTCACCTGAAGCCCGGACACTGCTGTTACTGTGCCGACAAAGGTGTGCGTAGCAAGATTGACCGGACACCACGGGCGTCCTAATACCCACTGGCAGGAGCCCCCAAACTGCTGTGGCGCAAGCAGCCCATCAACGCGGCTTATCCCGGCGTCACAGAGCAAACGCGCTTCGACGCCTTGGAAGGATACGCCTATCACCGAGCCAACCCAGAAGACTTGCACCGCCGTCAAGTCGTTCAGGTGAAACTGGCGAATTCGGACACGCAATCTTGGTCTAGCTTGACGCGCGATTGTCACTACCGGCAAGTCTTGGCGGCACAGAATTGTCAGCCGCTGGTCTGTCTGATTGGGCTTCAACTCCAACGGCTCAACCGAGATCACTTCCGGCGTGTACGGGTGACCAGCAACCGTCACAGTTGCCCAAGTGGACGTGTACCGGTAGTAAGTATTGTGCGCAAGAAACTCGAACGCCAGCGCCGGACGCCCAGTAGCTTGCCCAGTGTCGAGATTATCCCAGCTCACTTCACCCTCATGAATTCGTCGTCAGCACGTGGCGCAACCGCGCCGCAACCTGCACCAGCGTAGTCGTTTCCCAGCGAAAGCGGAAGGTATCAGTGTCAAATCGCACCGGAAGCAGCCAGGTAATCCGGTCTATCTCTCCGATTGCCACTGCCACGCCCAGCGCCGAGCTGAGCGTCACGCTGGTGGCTGTTTGCGCGGTGACGTTGCGCCGGAAAATCGTCCCGTTTTTCAACCGGATTGTCAGCGCCGATCTGCACGGCGGCACAGCACCGGTAGCCGTGTTGACTACGGAAAGCACCGTGTCCGACGCCCCGATTGGCGCGGTCAAGCGCAAATCGCGCGCCCAGGTGTCCCACCAGAACCAACCCCACCGCCCACGCTGCAAGTGTAGAAAATCCAAAAACCTACCAAAGGCTTCACGTGCGGGGAAAATCCACTGGAAGTCGTACGCCACGACGGATTGCAGCCACGCCGGGTAAGCCGTAGTTAGCCCCGCCTCGTAAGACAGCGTTTCGACGCGACGCGACCATTCCAGACTCCGGTCTTTTTCGTCACTCTTATGCTCTAGCACAATGCGGTTGGAGTAGGTTGGGTATTCGTTGTCAATTAGCCGTCCAAGCAAAACGCTCGCGTCAAGAAAAGCATTGACGCGCAGCTCTTCGAGGTCAACGGTATAAACACGCCCGTCAACGTCAGGCAACAACCGCGCCAGAACGAGAGGCGCAACGCGCCCCGTGATAGCCGATGGCGTGGGCGTTGTCCACGAGATAGACGTGACAGTTTCCACAAGATTATCGCAAACATGCCACGTCTGATCGTCCTGCCACAGGATAGCTTCCCCGCCGTCGTAGTACTGGCGTCCTGGTGTATTGACCAGGCAACTCGTAGCTCCAGCGCTGACCGATACCGGACTAGCGTCCTGCCAAACCGGAATGCGCACCTGCTTGCCTAGCAGGTCAAGCAACCGCCGGTGGATGCGGTTACGGCGCTCTGGCGTCCGCGTCAAAAGCGGGTACTGTATTTGGCGTTGTGGTGCGTCACGGATGCAACGCCGAATTTCACGCCCGTCCCACGCTGCTTGGACTTCCGTGCGGTAACTCCAGATTTCGTCAATCCCGTTTGCCCAGTTCGGCTCGAAGGCGAAAACCGGCGCAGTCATTTCATTCCTTCACCCAAACGACCTCAGTACGTGGGACTTTTGCCGATGCATTCCCTTGCCCCTGCAACCCACTTCCTCGCACCCGCCCGGCGGCAAAGCAGACAGTGTGAAACTTATGCACCTTCCATCCGGCCTGCGCGAATGGTGAATACAAAGGATGTTCGTATCCTGAAACAACAGCCTTGCCTTTGATACCAAGCAGCAACTCCACAAGCTTTTTATGCTGCTCATCGGTCATTTCATAGGTATAAACGTCCCGATCTTTGCGAGTTGCACTGATATAGGGCGGGTCAATGTAAAACAGTGTGTCCGGTGAATCCCAGTAGCGAATGACTTCCAGCGCGTCGCGGCAGTCAATCTGCACCATCATCAATCGCCAGCGCCAGGCATCAAGCATTGAGAGACGCATAAGCCAATTATTGCAAGTGTCAGCACAACCTTGATTGGAAATAAACACTCTGCCCCAGCTTCCGGCTTTTTTCTCCACTGTCCCCCCAAAGCCCATATTTTGCGCGACTAGAAACGCCCATGCTCTGTCCACCGGCGTTAGGTCTTTCTGTCCACGCATTTCAAGCGCCCGTACAAACTCGGCCCGCGCATAAGGCGTGTACATCAGTCTGAAACGCAGTTCTTCGTGTGTCTCTTTGTTCTGCAAAACGCGGAACACGTTCACCACGTCCTCGTTCAGGTCGTTCAGCACTTCAACTGGCGAAGGCGGCTTAGCAAAAAAGAGTGACGCCGCTCCACAGAATGGTTCGACGTACACTTTATGCGGCGGAAGCAGCGGTAAAAGCTTAGTGACCATTTTGGACTTGCCGCCAAAGTATTGAAAAGGAGCGCGCAATCTTTCGCTCGCGCTCATGCCGTTTTCGTACACGCTCATACCGTTCTCAGCATTTGCGCAATCCGCCCGCGATTGGCGCGAATGTGGTTGATGACAACCCGCTCGCCCGCCGCGCCCATCAGGTAGTCATCAAAACTACCAGTATCCACGCGGTTTATAATCGTCACAGGTTGCGTCGCCGTCGCCGGCATAGCCGCCAGCGCGTCATTCGGGATAATCGTGCCAGAAACGCGCGGTACAAACAACTCCGGGCCTTTCTCTCCGACGATATATGGCGCGTTTGCCCTAACCGAACCGCCCATCGCCTTGCCTGGTATTCCGGGTAACGCGCCGCCGAGACCGATTTTCCCCAGAACCCCGCCCAAAGCGCCTTGCAGAAGCTTCAAGACAAGCATCTGTGCGATAATTCGCGCGATCGACTGCACAACCGACAAAGCGAACTGTTTGAAGGCTTCCTTGGCGTTATTTGCATTCCGAATCAGCCCAGTAAATAGAGTCTCAAGTGACGCGGCAAGATCAAGCCGGATTTGCGCCCCGGCGTCGCGCGAGACTGCCTTGACGGATTCTATCGCCTCAATCGCGTCACGCACAGCGTCAACATTTTCCTGAGTGGGCAACGCCTGTGCCGCTTCCCGTGCTTTTTGTGCCAGCGCGTCAAGCAAAGCCTTCCGCCGCTCGTACACCGAATTGACGGCTTGCTGCACTTCGGCTTCTGTATAACCCGCCAGCCGCATCTGTTCAGCAAGCAGTGCCTGCTCACGCTTGATCTCTGTAATCGCGCGTTGTAGCTCGGCGATTGCTTGGTCAACGGCGATCTGTTCTAGCCGTTTAGCACGCAACTCTTCAGCAAGCCTTAACTGTTCACGTTCGCTGTCTGTCAGGGTTACGAGAATAGCCTCGCGGTCTGAGTTGGCTTGCGTCAATTCGCTTCTAATTCGCCGAAGCGTCTCAAGGTACTCCTGCTCTACCCGCAGACGCTCAACGGCAAACCTATCGCCACTGGCGGCAATCAAAGCAGCTTGCAGGTCTTCAATCGCCGCCTGTTCACGCCGGTAAGACTCTTCGTTTTCGCGTGCGATACGCAGCCGCGCCGTTTCGCGTTCGGCTTCAATTTCCGCCAACCGCGTGGTCAACTCGATAATCCGCGCTTGTGCTTGTGCTTCCTCATCTAGCAGGCGTTTTATTTCGCGGTCGCGTGCTTTAGCGTCTTTGATCTTCGCTGCCGCCTCGCGGTCAATAATTGCCTGCTGGAGTTTTGCAAATTCGCGCGCGCGTTCTTCTTCTGCCCGGCGCCTTTCGTTTTCCACTTGGGCTTCCTGTAACTTGGCAAGCTCTCGATAGTACTGCTCTGCCGAAATCCGCCGTCGTTCAAAGCTGTCTCGAAGCGCTGCGGTTGCGGCTTCAATCCGCGCGCGCTCTAGCCGGTAGTTCCGCTCAGCCTCAGCCGCAATCAGACGTTCAATCCGAGCTGCCTCTGCACGTCGGGTTTCGAGCTGCTTCAACACTGGGTCTTCTTGTTGACGCCCACCGCCTTTGCCGCTGTCAGGCTTTGGCGCTCTCGGCGTGCCAAAAACACCAGACAGGTCAGGTTTCTGTTCCGTCTTGGTTTCAGCACTTGGCTTCTGTCCACCAAGCTGTGCCTGCTGTGCGCTTGTGGCACTGCGTAACGCGCTGGCGATTGCTTGAGCCGAAACAGCTACTCGGGCGAAAACCGACGCCAAAGCCCCCACAGAAGCAGTTACGCCGGAAATCGCTGTGGCAATCTGTGCTACGGTGTCCAGTACGCTCGCGACTATATTCAGCACGCCCTGAAAAGCACGACGCGCGGTGTCAATCAGGAAAAACCAACCTCGTATCGTTGCAGCTACCGCCGACGCCAGCCCGGCAACGATTTCAATCACAACACGCACGCCCTGCAGAGTATCAATGACGGCTTGCGCTCCTGAACGTGCGTCACGGAAAGTTAGCCCTTCCAATATCGCGCGTCCAATATCAACGATTGCGTCAAGAATCTTCTCAAATTCGCGCCCGATTTGCTGTACTAGTGCTGGGTTACGCTCCAAGAACTGCCCCAGTTGGTTGACCTTGGCGAGGACGTAGTTCAAAGCGTTCAGCACGGAACGTGAAAACGCCGCGCCAATCTCGTCAGCCACGCGCGCGATCTGTTCAAACGCCGGAGACAGCTTGACGGCTTCAGCAACGCCGGTCTGCGTGTTGCGCGTTATCGAGATAATTCCATCTTGTACTTGCGTTAACGCCTGCTTTAGCCCATCAAAAAGCCGTCCGCTGCCGGCTGTAGCTAGCAGCGTCAACGCCTCCTTAGCGTTGCCTAGTAACCCGTCAAACGACCGCGCTGCAAGCTGTCCGCCAACAGTGACCGCTTGGAGTTTTTCTTGGATGAACGCAAACGCTTGCGCAACGTCGGTCTTTAGAAGTTGCTGAAGTTTCTTTCTGTCCTCGTCCGTATTGAAAAGCGAAAGCCCAATTCGCGCGTTACGGTCAATCTGTCCGGTCAAAATCGCGCGGATTTCCTGCGGGAGCTGATAGCCGGGCATTCCCAACGCCGCGCCAAGCTGACCAAGCTGGAGCGTCAATTGCCGAATCTGATCAGGGTTGAACCCAGCGGAAATCCCCGTGCCAAGCCCTTCCTGAAAAGCTCTAGACAGGTCTTCAAACGAGACGCTGGTGTCAATTGCCGCTAGCTTGAGCTTCTGGAGTTGGTCAGCACCGATAGCACCGGCAAGCCGGAACGCCTCACCCACGTCCGTTACGGACTTGCTTGCCAGCAGGTTATTTGCGATCAGCGTGCGAATCGAGAGCTCTGTATTTTCCAGCGTCCGGGCGAAGCGTAAACCTTCACCGTAGAACGCTGCAAACCCCGAGCCAACAGTTTGAAGCGCGCCAGACAGCGCACCGATGGACTGCGTTACAAGCGCGATCGCCGCGTTGGACGCTAGGAGCGCACTAGAAATTCCTTGGATTCCAGCGAGGTTGTCGAGGCGGATTGAGCCAAGCGCTTGTGCCGTCTGGCGAAGCGAACGAAGCGACGCTTCTACAGACGCGACAGCGCTTTTAGCCGTCTGCTCACCCGTAGTCTTCAGTGCAATGAGGAATTGCAAACGGTCGGTCGCCAAGGTATGCTCTCCTCACACCCGGACAAGGTAGCGCGGCTCCGGCTTCCTCAGCCGTCTCCAGTCCCACCAGTAGCCGCGCTACCCTCTCTCAACCAACGTTGCGCTGGCTTACTGCCAAGTGCGGCCGCCGCGCCAATCTGCACAGCCAACGCAGCGTCACGCAGTTCCTGCAGCCGCAATAACGCAATCTCTGCGTAGTACCGTTGCGCTTGCTGCAAGGTCA